AATAGTTTCTGAAATATTGTTCATTAACGACTGATTGAAACATTTTCTTCCACTCGTCTATTTGTTGGGGACTCATATTAAGAGGAGGGTTAGTGAAATTGAAGTTGAAATCAACTTTTCCTCCAAATTCTACATTCGAATTTTGTGTCTTTGGTTGTGTTGTACCAAAACCCATATTTGGACTTGATGCTTGTAAACCCTCTACTGATATATTTGTTGAATTGACAGGAGTGTTTGTACGACTCACTTTATCTTCTGTACTTGAAGTAGTGTTTGATTCGAATTGTCCATCACTAAATTTTTCTTTTAATCTCTCTCCAATTTTTATGGAAATATCTTCTATCTTATCTTTAGTTTTTTGTGATAAATCCTGCAATCTTTCTCCAGAAATTAGTTCTTCAAATATTTTTTCTGGCTCAAAATTTCCTTTCAAAACAATCTTAGACAAGTCTCCTTCCAAATCGGAAAATATTCTGTCCACTTCTTTTCTTATTTCAGGTGTTTGAAGGTCTTTATCTTTAGTTAAATCAGTCCCAACTTCTTCAGTCAGTTTTCTAATCTCTTCATTCAGACCTTGTAAGGTTGGTGCGGTTACCACTCCCCCAGTTATAGCCGTCCTGATTGCCGCCACGTCAGCAGCAACAACTTCTTGCAAGGTCATTTGGTCTCTTGTTAATTCTTCTATTGATTTTTCACCCTGTTTTTGTTCATCAATTAATTTATCAAATTCTGTTTGATTAATTTCACTTAATTTTTTTATTTGTTCTTGACCCCTTTCATCTCTAAATTCAACTTCATATTCTCCTCCATCTCCCATTCTAGCAATGTTTGCCAAATATTGTTTGTCTTCTTCATTTTTGAATTTTATTGATGGACTAATTTGAGATAATCTTTTGTCGACTTCAAGAGCGGCAACTCCTAACTTAGACATTTCAGCCGCGGAAATCCCTGTGGTTTGTTCTAATTCTTTGAATCTTAAGATACCTTCTTGACTTACTTTGAAAGATTTTGTTTTATCGTCAAAATATGTAAATTGTTTGGAGATTTCAATTAAACTATCTTGAATTCCTGATGGGTCGTTAAGTGATTGACTTAGTAGTTGTAGTGGGTCTCCTAAAGATCCTACGGCAACACCTAGTCTTTGAAATGCTGAGGCAGCTTCAATAGCCACTTCTGGAGACGATAATTTATCTGCAAAACTAAAAGTTTTAGACATGTCGAATCTTAACATTGAGGCTTGGGCGGCCATTTTGGTTAAACCTTTTACACCGTCTTCAAATTGAAATCGGTTCATTTGTGACATGTTTTTGGTCACATCACCCATAACCTGTTTAGCGTTACCTCCTATACTTTGGATATACTGAATAGATTCTTCTAGTGACTCAGGTATTGACTTAATTGACATACCAACGTCTAAAAAGGTGGTTGCTAAAGTTTTCGCATCACCTCCAAGTACTTGGGTTGCAGCATATAATTTTGTAATTTGTTCATCCGTAGCGACAACATTTCTCGCCGATGCCTCTGCAACACCAATTATAATTTCAGCAACATCTTTGATACTACCTCCAAGTCTGGCAACTTTTGGTGTAGTATCCGCTAAAGCGGTTTGTAACTCATATACCCTTTCTCTTCCTTGAGTAAAGACACCTAAAATCTGATTACTAAACTCTGAAAGTTTCTCTTGGGATTTTACAAAATCTAATCCTTCTTTTCCACCGCCATAGCCCGCACTTGGGTCTGATGATGAAGGATTACTTGTTGGACCTGTTTGAAAAAACATAATTTTACTTTATATATAAATACAAAAGGACTGAATTTTCAGTCCTTTTTATTAAGTTCAACCCATTTATTTAAAAGATACTTTCGAGTAAACACCGGCATTATTAAAAAATCTGAGTATGACACGTTCAAAAGTGTTTTTAGATAATAAAATTCATCGATTTGTCCTTTCCTATAATCAGAAGAAAGGGCGAAAAAAGTCAACCCCAAACCCAACATTAACTGTTAGTTGCTCTCCTGATGGGGTCATTACTGTTCTCTTTAAATCTAATTTTGGTTCATTATCGTCCATGAACTTTCTTATGTATTTGGAATCTGCAATTGGCATTTGGTCTACAAATTTAGCAATTTCAGATTTATCAGTTATTCCATTTGCTTCAATAATTTGTTTATTCAATCTCCAAGTAACTTTTGGTGCGGTTCTACCCTGAGGATAAGACTCTGACATTCTTTGTATTTCCAATATTTCACCGTAAGTCATTGGTTTAATTTTCACAGTTGTTTGAGATTTTGGTAACTGAGTGATAAATGTTCCATCATCCGACGGTTGTTGTCCTTTATTAATATCTAATTCATCCAATCTGACAGTTGCTTTGAATGGTTTTTTTGTAATTGGGTCGGTCAAATTCAATTCCATTTCTGGTCCGAATGCCGTGTTTCTTAAAAATATAAGTATTGCTTCAACATCCCCTTCTAACAAATCATCAATACGAACATCAGGTTCGTAGATTTTAGACCTCAATAAAGTTTGAGTCATGTCGTTACCTCCACCCATGAGAATATTTTCATCATTTGCGGTAAGGTATCCAACTTTGATTGATTTTTTCTTATTCTTGTAGAAGAGACCTTGTGTCGGTAAAGGCACAACGTCGTGAGGTAACGTAAAATTAGATTGTCCGTGTTCTCTTGCTTGATTATCCATATAAAAATTTAACCGTAAAGTTTAGTTCATTACGGTTAAATATAATTGTAATTATTTTTTTATAAAGACAATTTTTTTCTTAAATCTGAAATAACCCATTCTGGTCTTTCATTAATGTCTTTTTCCCAATAACGAATTAAAGTAATGTTATTACTAACACATAATTCATCTTTATATCTATCATTTTGCTTTGTTAATTTTTGAGTTTCATAAATAATTTCATGATGTTTTGAGTCCGGATTACAATGGTAAAAATCACCATCAACTTCAATTAGAATATTATATTTTTCAAGATAAAAATCGAACAATCTATGTTGATATTCGTATTGATACTCAAAATTAAGATTAATTAATCCCAAAATTTTTTCGAATTTAGTTTCAATTTTACTTTTTTTATTACTTAATTTGGTTTTCAACCAATTAACCCTACGTTTAGACGCGTTTTCTTTTAATTTAGGATTATCTTCGTAACGTTTTTTTTGTGAAATTGATAACTTTAGTTTTGATTCTTCTGTTTTTGGAACTCCTTTTAATTTTTCAGATATTCGTTTCCCTCTATCTTTGTTGTTTCTTAATTTTTCTTTAATACCTTCTATTTTCACTAAAGTCTCTTCTGACTTGTTTTCCCACCATCCTTTATACTTACCCTCTTTCCAATTTTTCTTTTGGGTCTCGATTGCCTTTTTGTGGGTTTCAGGATTTTTATGGTAATTGTTTTTACCTAGAACCCTATTATGGTGTGATTTAATAAATCTTGAGAATCCTTTCCCTATTGAAATAAAGGGGGGTATACCTCCACAACCACATTCACACTTCGGTTCTACACCTTTCAAAGCATATTCGATATAAATTTTATCACCACTTATATTGTGTTTTTGTACAGAATGACTTCTTAATGAATTAAGACTGTCACATTTTTTTTGACATATATTACAAACAAAAATTCCCATATAAATAAATATATGGGAATTTAACAACATTGTAAATGGTTAGATATATTTGATTAAAAATCAATAAATCAACACGCAACGATCCATACGAAGTGTAGCATTGATTGTTGCTAAACCATCTTGTGCATAACTCAAGGAGTTGAAGTTCACGTCAGTTAAAAATGTTCCATAAAGAATCCATTTTTCCACAACAACTCCGGTTGGGTCCAACATTTCGAGGTCAACATCTTTTTTGTAACCTGCAGCATAACCCATACGACCTGTCACAGATTCAGCATGTAAACGTACCCACTCCATAAGTGCCTGAGCGGCTGAAGGTCCAATCGGATCTCTAAACACCGCTGGAATAGTTTGCCAAGTAAACTTACCTGCCACATATGTTTCAGTATTCAAGAAAGGAATTGGAACGGGGTTTATAACAATATGTGGTCTCGCTGAAGATTCAACAAACCATTCATTTATACCTAGTGATGATGGAAACCTTAAGATAAAACGATTCTGTCGTTTTGGTTCGTAAGGTATCGGCATTTTCATTAACAAATCAGCCATGTTTTTTTAATTTTTTTTGTTTCTGTTATTTTATAGATAAATATATCCGTTCACAAAAATTTTTCTATTTACTTTTTTTTTGAAATCGGTATTCTTACTTTACTTCTCGCTTAAATCCTCCAGCTGTAGAATAAGTTTTTACTATATTATCTGGTTTATTTTGGAAATGTTTTTGCATTACTTCTATATTTTTTGGGTCATCGTCACTAAATCCTATAGATAAGTTGCTTGGATTAAATTTATTGGCAATATCTTTTTTTAGAAATGCTCTTTTATTAAGAACTGCTGCCATGCCTTTAATGTAGTTGACAAAATTTTCCATCGCTTCCACTTTTGCTTCTTCAGGATTCACCGCTCCTTTGTCATCACCGAAAGAAACTGGATGATACTTATTAAGTTCTAAATAAGACTTAATTAGTTCTTCATCACTCATTTCATCCTCTCCCACAAAAGACCTATATTTTTTGAGGTTTTTAATTAACTCATCTTTATCTATCCCGTTGAACCCCTCTATAATATAGTTATAAATCGCTTCTTTTATAGTGTTTGGGTTATGTCCCCTCGCAGTAATTATTGCAAATATTGAACCGTTATTAATGGCTTCTTTGAAATCATCAAACGCTGGTCCTTTTTTTGCCCTCATTGCATCCACCAAAAAATCTTTGTCCCCATCAGTTCTAAAGTTTCTGAACGGAGAGTCACTATAACCCACAATCGTATTACCTTTATAACTGAATGGTTCTTTTCCTATTTGATGTCTAAACTCGGCGAAATCATCAGTAGACATTCCGACTTCATTACCACTCTCATCTTTAACTAAAATTTTAGTCGGCATATGAACTATATTATCGTCCCAATCAAACGCATAATATTTTAAGTCTGGAGTACCTTTACTTATAAATCCTTCTGTAAAAACTTTTCTCATTTGGATAAAGGGGGGATATTATCCCCCCATATTTAATTTGTTAGATATTTTCAAACGAAGCTCCTGTTGGAGTGATGAAGAATTCGATATCGATGAATTCTAACGCCTTCGTTGGTTTTAAGTATATCTTACCTGTTAATGTATTTCTATCTAAGTCTTCAGGTGTTGAAGAAACTGTTACTCTGAAGTCATAAAGACCTCTGTCTCTTCTAATTGAATCTAAGATAGGGTTAACACTATCCAAGAATTGTTGTCTAACGATTTGGTCGTTTTGTTCGAACAACAATCTTACTGCTACTGCTGAAATTAATTTTCTTGCTTGAAGTAACAATCTTCTTACGTTCAATCTGTTAAGTGCGGTATCAGCAACTTGTAAAGTTTTGTTACCCCAAATTACAGTTCCTACATCAGAGAAAGTTGCGATAGGGTTGATTCTACCTTGATACAATGTATCTCTGTCTTCCTGAGTCAGTTTAACTCTCGCTTTGATTGAGTTCACAAGACCTCTTGTGTAACCCGCTGATGCGAACCAAGGGAATGCGATGTTATCTGTCAACGCTAAGTTTCTACAAACTTCACCTGTTGCTGGTAAGTAAATTTGTGTATTATTAACAGTATCTCTTGTAAGAATCCAAGGATAGTAAGTTGCAGTGTAGTTAGAATCAATTCCTGTGTTATCCAAGTTATCAACCGCTTCTTGAGGATAGATAATATCCTGTGGATTAGTTGCATCAGGAGTATACATGTTGTAATCAGGAGTAGTTGCGATGTAAACTGAATCCGCTCTTGAAAATTGTACCATGTCGATAGCTTCTTCCACAAGGTTAGAGTTGTTTACATAATCAATACTTGATGTTGCAAATACGTTGATGTTAGTTGATTCAGGATTTGCGAATGTCAAGATACCAAGTAAGTAAGCGTAGTAATCAGTGTTTGCGAAATCTTGAGTATTGTTTTGAACTACAATTCTTTTGAATAGACCATCACCAGTTGCATTTGGATATCTTGTTGAAGCGGATGCTCCTGCCAAGTAACCTGTAGCTCCTAATTGGAATCTATCTTCGTTAGTTCTGAACTCTCTATAAATGTCCCATCCATCAAAACCACCAGCAAAACATATTGTATATTTTCTTGAATAAATGAAGTAGTAAGGGTTTTCTTGAGTTTCAGGATCTCTTGTGAAGTCAGCAACACCACATTCAAATGCTGTTTGCCCACTTGTTAATGAAGAGTTAGAAATCGTAACAACAGTTGCTCCCGAGTCCATGTGGAATCCTTTACTTAAATAATTCCAAGCCGCTCCTTCAACAGGAAGTGGAGACGCCACCCAATTCAAAGGATTTTGTGTTCCTTTATATTGTAAGAATGAATCATCAATTCCAAACTGACTTGAGAAACCTAAATAACTTCTTCTAACAATATCTCCTGAAGATTCAGTTACATCGGTTGGTGCTCCAAATGGAGGGTTATAAATTACTTCACCAGGGAAATAATATTTTGTTTTGAAAATTGGAACTGGTGAAGGGTTACTTACTGAAGCGTATTCTCTTTGAGTGTATCCGTAGAAACCACAAGGAATTGCATCGATTGGTGCTTCGTCAGCCAACTCAATCATAATGTAACGTGAAATTAATGCATACTCTCCGTCACTTGAACCGATTTTCTTAGCAACGAAATTATTAGACGCTGGATCCATGTTACAGTTTGTAAATTTCTCAATTACCACAGGGTTAGCATCAGTGTCGAAGAAATTTCTAACCAACACATCAAATGTCATATTATTGAATGACAAGTTAGCAATAGAAACTTTTACTTCTGTGTTTGCGGCATTACCGTCAGAAATTGATATAAACTTGAATAAGTTATAAACCTTATTACCTCTAAGTTCAGAAACTAAATAAGGTGTACTTGGTGACTTATATTGAGTTACATTGTAAGCAATTGATTGTGAATTCTCACTTCTAGCATCTTCAAGTGCTATCAAATTACAATTCAAACCACGAATATAACCTTGGTTATAAGCGTAATTTAATGTATTTGGATAAATTTCTTCAACATATACAGGTACTTCGTTTCTTGACTTACCGAAGTTATCAACGCCCAATACTTTTGTAATGAACTTAGAAGACGATGCCGCCATTGACGTTTCAAAAGAGAAATTATCTCCGTCTTTTGTTACACCTGAAATTAAGAATGATTCAAAAGGAGATTGAGTAACTCCTGAGTATTGCTCAGTACATACTAATTGTAAATCGGTTAACCCGCTAACCTCATAAATTGGTCCGTGGTTATCACTTGTTGAACTATTAGTATATAATGATATACCTCTAGAACGTAAAGTCGCAACAACCATGTTGTTGTATTCTGAATAAGCATAACCTGAATAGGTGTATGTTTTACCTGTAATAGTACCACTGAATGTTGATGACGCTCCTGAAGTTAATGAACTAACATTATAGAAGAACGAATATCCTGAATAAGCATTTCCTGATGTAATATCAAAGTTAGCATAATACCATGGGTCATTTGCATCTGAGGATAAGTCGTTAGTAGCAATATTAACTGTATCACATCCGTACTCGTTAATAACGTTTGAATAAGTTGAGGTTAAGTCATAATAATCACTTTCAGGAAGAACTCCATAAACAACTGCGGTATTTGCAGATAATGATGGAGTATCCATAATATCATTAAGGTTACTTGTAAAATCCAATCCCAAAGTTGATGTACTACCATCTGACAATCTATATTGATTATTGATGTATGCTTGAACTATTGGAGGAAGTGCCCCACCAACAAATTCTACAGTATTTCCTGTTGAAGACCCTGTAAAGTTTGCCGAAAATGTTGTTCCTGTTGCAGGACTTAACCCTACGGTTAATGGGTCAACGTTCGCAATCACCTTAATACTCCAAGATGGTCCAGCATCATAACCTGATAGACCTAAAATTCTTGTAACAAAAAGTTGATTAGATTGTTGTAAGTATGACTTTGCAATATATGCCGCCTCATACTTAGGGATTTGTGTGTTTATAAATTTTGTAGGTTCAGTCCCCCCAAAATATGCTTGAAACTCATCGTAGTTTGTGATAAAAATAGGTTCGAATGCTGGGCCTTTGATTGTTTCCCCGACTAAACCTAACGTGGTAACACCCACACTTTGAGCCACAAATGATAAGTCAGTTTCAGACGTATATACTCCAGGCGATACGTATACCTTTTGATTTACTTGTGTTGATTGAAAAAACATAGTTCAAAATTATTGTTAGCAAATTTATTTTAATGATAAATATTCATATCTAAGTGAAAAAACTTGACTTTTGAATATCTATTTGTAAGTAGTATGAATTTATTCTACCTTTTTTCTACCTATGAAAACAACTAAAGAAATAAAGAATATCAAAATATCTCCTGAATCACACGAGATATTAAAAAAGTACTGTGAAAAGCGTGGGATAAAAATCTATAAGTTTTTGGAAAATCTTATAGTGGAGAAGTGTAAAGAGAAGAAAGATATCTATGGAGAGGATTAAACCAACTGAGATTCAAACTTAATGGTGGACTCTAAGGAGTTATTAGTTTTGACAACATCAATCCTTAAAATATCATTTGTGGTGATTTGAATTTCCGAGACATCACTACCAAAATAATCACCATTTATATAGACATCGAAACTATCAACATTGGTCGACCCAACTAAAGATAAATTGGCAGTAAAATCAATTATCTCACTTAAGGTATCATTTCCAACTATGTATAAAAAGTTGGATAAAAATTCATCAGGATTTTCAGGAAACTTTGGTCTCCTTCTTTTTAATACGGTAGTATCCAATTCCATGATTTGAGCAACTCGGGCAATTGCAGGTTTAACTTCAAATTCTTCTTCATCAATCAAATAACCTAACATAGTGAAGTCATAATTTTGAACAAAGTATTTTCTAGCGTCCATCTGCATTTGTGACTCATCAGATATATTGTTAAGAATAATTGGAACATATTGACCTTTAATAAAAGTATATGCTTGTCTTGAAGAAAACTTTTGCATCACAATTTTATTGAGTTGATTAAGTTCTCTCATTCTATTACAAATAATTTTAACACTGTAATTAATATCGACTGGAACTGGTTGTGGGATTGTATATATATCCATACCTTGTTCATTACCATTCCAAGTTGGAACAGAGGCGTAGTAGAATTGTTTTCTGTTAGGTATAGTATATTGTAAAGACGGATTCGTTCCGAATTTAACTTCAGGCTGTCTAACAACTGTTATGAATGGAGGTTCAGGATTGAAATCCAAGTTGGTAAATAATGCCGTTTCAACATATTGAGACCAATTTTGTGTTGTAATTATAATATCAATCATCGGAATAATTTTTCCAGCGGTCACAACTTTAAGATCTTCTTTGACAAAATCCAACATTCCTCTATCCAAATCAGCATGTAATACTGACTTTGGTAAGTAAGTTCCATCTTTATTTATATACTCAAGGAGTTGTTCTCTTCTTGCATACAAAGTTTTCTTTGGAACTAAAGGTAATGTAGGTTTAACTTGTTTTGGTAATGGCATCTTTTTTTATTTTTCAGAATTATCATGTCCACATTTATGACACATGTAAGGGTCTTTACCTCCTTCAGATAATTTCCAAGACCAACCACATTCATCACAAATAACTTTCTCTTTGGTGACCTTTTCAATGATTCGAGTCAGCTGAGTTTCCCTAACAATAATTTTCATTATATTCCCCTAAATTCGTTTTCACTTACATAAGTGGCAATAACAGTTCTATAGAAAGGTTTGTATCCACCGTATGTATGTTTATTATCCGATTTTACATATCCATCATCACTAACAACATAATATCTAACTCGGTCTTCGGACTCGTAGTATCCAATGTAATCACCCATAAATATTTCGACACCCATATCATCCAAAGTTTTTTGATAGATACTAAACTTCATGTTACCAGGTTCTTGTTGTTCTATCTTAGAAGTTCCAATATTTTTATTAGTCGGAGCCATAACTTGAACCAACCCTTTTAATTCAACAGGTGCAAGAAACTGTATCCCATCTTCCAACACTTCTCCATATACATCATCAGTTTTTGTCTTTCTTCTATCAATACGGTAAAGTACTATAGTGAAATTCATATCACCTATTAGCCATTCTTCACCCATGCCGATATCTAAACTATAATCTTCCGCACCGAAGAATTTACCTAATCTTGTTATTGGAACTAACTTTTCTGCCATTATATTATATGATTACCTATATGTTGATAAATACTCAGTTTATAACTATATTTTAATCAAATATTTTTCTTATAGATGGATGTAAGTCTAGAATCGAAAGCATTATCACTATTGGAATCTTATGAAGGTGGAAATAACTATTTGCTTGAACTCAAACGAAAGTCTCAAATAAATAAAAGATTCTACCCAACAAGAAGCCAATCTGAGTATATTATTAATAACCATAACAACCAACCAAAGGTTGCAAAGAAGTGGGTTATATTAGACGCATACTTTGCCAAAAAGTTAGCCGATGATAAATTATACACAGTAATACCTGATAAAGTATGGGTGGAAAAATTATTGTGTGATACAGAAAAAGCATTTCACATTTGGGGTAAGGTATTTGAAACTGAAGAATACCATGACTTTTGGTTACCAAAAGCTGCGATTATAAAAGACAATTCAGTTAAAGATGTTGTCATAGATTACAAAAAATATTCTCACAGACCCCCACTTCAACATCAAAAAGAAGCAATCCAAAAACTTGTTGAAAATAAAAAATTCATATTGGCTGACGATATGGGTTTGGGGAAAACAACATCAACTATTATTGCTGCGTTGGAAACAGGAGCTAAAAAGGTTCTTATCATCTGTCCCGCCACTTTGAAGATTAACTGGAAACGTGAAATAGAAAATTATTCCGACAGGTCCATATTCATATCAGAAGGAAAAACTTTCAGTACTGAACACGACTTTGTTATCATAAACTACGACATTATTAAAAACTTTCATGACACTAAGAAAAAAGATGAATCGCAAGTTATTGCTGCCAATTTTGATTTGGTGGTCGTTGACGAAGCACACTATATCAAGAATCCTACGGCTCAAAGAACAAAATTAATAAACGACATTGCCAAGGGGGTTGATAGATTATGGTTGTTGTCAGGAACCCCAATGACATCGAGACCTATGGATTATTTCAATCTATTACATCTTATTGAGTCACCTGTAGCCAAAAACTGGATGGCTTATGCTATCCGATATTGTAGTGGATATCAATTCAATGTTGGAGGACGTAAAGTTTGGAACGTAACAGGTTCATCCAATTTGGAAGAATTAAGAGACAGAACAATAGGTCTTGTATTACGAAGACTCAAAGAAAACGTGTTGGACTTACCCGAAAAAATAATAACCCCCGTTTACCTTAGATTGAAATCCAAAGCATATGAAGAAGTTATGGGAGAGTATTATGATTGGTATGATAAGAACCCTGAAGAATCAAAATCACTGACAGTTCAGTTTACCAAACTTACCAAAGTACGTCAAATAATCGCTGACGAAAAAATACTTCAAACAATAGAAATCGCAGAAAACATTATTGAACAGGGTAAGAAGGTAATCATCTTCTGTAATTTTACTGACTCTCTAAATAAGATTTGTCAACATTTCGGAAAGACAGCCGTCAAAGTTGATGGTTCGATGTCGAAACCTGAAAGGCAACACAGTGTAGACAGCTTCCAAGAAAGTGACAAGGTTAAAGTATTTGTCGGAAACATTAAAGCCGCGGGGGTGGGTTTGACTCTCACGGCTGGCGAAGCGGTAATCATGAATGACCTATCATTTTTACCATCCGACCATGCTCAAGCGGAGGATAGAGCATACAGATACGGTCAAAAAAATAACGTACTAGTTTATTACCCAATATTCGAAAATACAATCGAAGGAATTATTTATGACATTCTGAATAACAAAAAACAAGTCATAGCAACCGTAATGGGGGATAACCTTAATTCATCTGATATGGCTGAAGAAATTTTGAAGAGAATAAACGAAATCAGAAAATAAACTGACTTTGTGTTATTTATAGTAAATTGAAGCCAACAATGAATAAGACAGAAGAGAAGATTCAACAACTCGAATTACAGATTGTAGAACAAAAAGTAACTAGAGAAAAAGAGTTGTTAATCACAGAAATGAAAAAAATTGGGATAGAAAAATTACCCTACTCCTACTCCGCCCTCAAACAATTTATCGACCCCGAAACAATGGATTTCCATTACAACAAACATTACAAGGGGTATGTTGATAAATTAAACGACGCTCTCTCCAATAAAAAATATGGAGATTTAGAGTTAGAACAAATAATCAAAACTATAAGTCGATTTGACAAAACAATTAGAAACAACGCAGGTGGAGCATTCAACCACGCATTGTTTTGGAACATGTTAACACCTGAACCAAAAAGACTCAAAGGAGATTTACAGAAAAAAATAATTAAAGAATTCGGTAGTTTTATTTTGTTCAAGAGAAAATTCGAAGAGATTGCCAAAGAAAGATTTGGTTCAGGATGGGTTTGGTTAGTTTTGACAGGTAGAAATAGTTTAAAAATTATGTCCACCCCAAACCAAGATAACCCTTTGATGAATATTATTGAAGGTGGAGGATTTCCGTTATTAGGTTTGGATTTATGGGAACATGCATATTATCTCAAATATAAAAACAAAAGAGACGAATATATTTCTAATTTTTGGAAAGTGGTAAATTGGGACTTTGTTTCCAAACTTTATGATATGAAAACAGAAACAAAACTTTTGGAATCTGTTGAAATGAAAAAAATTATCAAAGAGTTCGAAGAACCAAAATTTTGTGATTCAAATGAAATTACTTTTTATAAGGAATTAATCAACAACCCTAAGATAAAAAAATTATATCAAGATGGTGTGACTGATGTTTTGAAAAAAGTATTTCATGAATATTGGGTGGAAGGTACAGATAAAGAAATGTCAGGATTTTATGGGATTGAATCAGACAGTGCTAGATCGGTTTTGAATAACCTGAATACCAACTTTAATACTTTTTGTTTATTAACAAAAGCAATCAATAGACAGATAGAATCTATTAACAAGCCGAACAAAAAATTTGATTTTTCCATCAAAGAGAAACGAACAATTAGTGAGGTCAATAGACTTATCGCAGCATTAGATTATTTCAAAAAAGAAATTTTTACAAAAAACAACGAAGATTTTGTTAACATAATCAGTGTTTTGTTAAAACTTTGGGATAGAGGACAAAAATCTGAAGACAAAGTTCTTTCTAAAATAGAACAATATTTCGGTAAAGATTCTTCAGTTGAAAAGATAGGTGGACATGGTCAAAAGAATGACGCATTCAAAGGAATTGATTTGATTGTTAATGTTGGTGGTAAAAAACACACCGCTCAAGTCAAACCTTTTTCTTTTATTAAAAAAGATGGGGACAAAATCACAATTATGGATACAGGTAATGTTAAGCCGTATAACGTAGATTGGATGATATTTATAAACACTAAGTCTAATAAAATTCTAATTATTGAGAATAATCCGATTGAGAGTCGTGACCAATATGTATTCAATGCGTCATCTCTAATTCACGAAATAGATTAATAAAGATATTTATATTATATGTCAGCAATACCAGAACCAGAACGAAGTAGGATATACACTAGAATTAAACACCAATTAGGTGCACCACTCAGAAGTGTCGAACTCGAAGACGAAATGTTGGATTCACTAATGGAATTGGCCATAGGGGATTATGAAGAATATATTCTCCAATGGTTAATTGATTCACAGTGGGTCAGTCTCGTAAATTTGAATATGAACGAAAGGTCAGTCGCCAGAGCTTTGGTAACTCGAACTATGGATTTTGAACAACAATTCAGCTACTCATATTCTAAAATTGTAGGTCTTCAGACTGAAGGTCCTTGGGTATTAAAGAAAGATTATTTCATTTTAAGTGCTAACACACAAACTTATGAAATCCCTGCGGGACGAGAAGTCAATGAACTATTATGGTTCTCAAATCAAGCTTGGACAGCGTTTGGATTGGGAGGTCTTGGTGGATTTGGATTTGGTGGTATTGGTTTAGGGGCCAATGAGGCAGGTTATGCTCAAATGGGTTATCAAGGATCTTATTTTATGATGTCAGGTTTTGATTACTTAATCAGAATGCAAGAGGCAAACATCCTAAACAGAATCTTAGGTGGTTCCTTAACCTATAGAATTACAGGTCTTCCTGATGGTAAAAAGCTTATTCATTTATACAATACTCCTGGTGGTAAATTCAACTGGTCAAATTATAACCTATACGTTGGTAAAGCGGTATGGTATTGGTATTATGATGTTGAACCAGATAGTAGAGCCGATTGTTTGAAAAATAATCCTGATATTATTAAACTACCAACAGACGTACCAATCGAAGAACTTACTTGGACAGACATAAACGTACCAGGTCAACAGTGGGTGAGAAGATGGTTTACTGCATATTGTAAAGAAACTTTAGCAAGAGTTAGAGGAAAATACAGTGGTAACCTTAAAACACCTGATAGTGAAATTGTTATGGATTATCAAAGTTTACTAACAGAAGCAAAGGATGAAAAAACCAAATTGATTGAAGAATTAATTGGGGCTGAGGGTTGGTTAACAAGGCTTAGACCTGACAAAGTAATGGAAAGAGAAGCATTAATTGCAGAGAATCTAAATAAACAAATGAAATTTAGAGCAATGCCTCGACAAATATACGTAATTTAATTTTATGGCGATAGTAAAATCAATACCTTCAAGAAGAATAATCAAGGGTGAAGTTATAAACACTTCAGAAATTTCTGTGGTATCTGAAACCACATATAAAACCAACGGAGAAAGTTGTGTTATTGTTAGGGGTGTTGCTCAAGCAGTAATAATTTTAGACTCATCTAATACCGATCACGTTGTTGTTAAAGCAATGACCAACCTCACCATTCTTCCTGATGTGGGACTAATCGATGAAGAATACGATGAGGTTGTTGTTGATAAGTTTGCTTGTATTGAATTTAGATTTGTTGGTGGTAACTGGTACGTGCTCTCGTCTGATGGATTGAAACAATCTTAGAGTATTTTATCCCCCTTCGCCATATTATCTTCTGACCAAAGGGGTTGTAAATTACTATAATGACAAAGTTTATAAATCTCTTCCTCGGTTTTAGCCGATGATAATGGGATAATATGGTCAATATGCCAACCATAATAACCATAATTTTCCCAACACATTTCACCAATAAATTGTTTTTCCAAATACTCTTTTAGAAATTCAGGTGAACATCCTACAACATCAAAAGTTCTATTATTTTTTGTGATGTTATTTGATTTTAAAAACTTATTAATTCTCCTCCTCGTATTATCGGTTAACTTACATAATGAATTGTCATTTCTTTTTTTTCTTCTATATTCATTAATGAATTTTCTATTGTTTTTTGACCATGCGTTTACCCGATTTCTGTCCCTCTCAATATTTTTTTCTCGGTATTGTCTTTGTTGTTCCCTTACCAAATTATAATTAAGGTAATAGTAAATTGAATTTCTTTCTTTTAATTTTTCTTTATTATTTTTCCGATATAAAGATTGTGTTTGTTTATTGTTATCTAGGTTAGAATGATAGTTTAAATTTGAGTTTTTACATTTACATTTTTTACACTCTTTTCTACCGGTATAAAATTCACAAACATTTTTTTCCTCGTCACACTTACTACAAATTTTTGTTTCCATTTTTTCTATAATCTTTAAGTAATTGACTAACTAATGAAGATAAATTAATATGAAGCCCTCGATAATAAGTTAATAGTTCAGGGTCTAACGCCACTGATACTTTAGTTTTTTTTTCTTCTTCCGTTTTTAATTTTCGTCCCATATTAATAAATATCTACAAATATATCAAAAGTGTGGTTATTCACAATTTTATTTACATAAAATTTTCCCATCCTTCTTCCGCCAAATCATAAATGTAATTAGGACTTAGACCTCTTTTTTCCCAATACTTGAGTTCCAACTCAGTAATATTCAACACGTCTTCTTGTAACCTGTCTTGGTCTCCATCACTTAATGGATGACCATTAATAAGTTCACACTGAGATGTTGTAAAGATGCCTCTTTCTGATGGGTTATTAACAATTAATCCATTTCTTACCTCGTCCTTGAAAACAACCATTAAGGGCTCAATTCTTTTGTTAAATGTTACAATTGCTCTTGGAACATTATAATCCCCTGTTAAATCAGGGTTATTGTCTAAAATATCTTTATCCAACATATAACAATTAATCATAACTCCATCCGTAATGGGTTTTGTTTTAATCCCATTAAACTCATTAAGGGCATTAATATCTTTAATTTGTTTTGGAGTCATCTTCTGAACATCACCTTGTGATGCTTTAGTTCCATTATTAACATACATAATAACATCACCTAAACTCACATTCAAATTATTTTGTATTGCCAATTCCAAATATGCCATCCGGCTCATACTATTACCCGATTTAGTTTTGGTGTTTAATCTTTTTTTATATTCTTCAATAGTCAATTTAACCTTGGCTCTTTGGGCTATCTTACTTAACGGAATCTTTTTATCATAAATGGTTTGAAGATACTCATAATAGTATTCAACGAATGCTTTCCCATCCCCTTGTAATAACATCTTAATCCCCTTATCTAAGAATGTCTCAATATAAATCGGAAGTTTTTTTGACTTGATACTGTTACCAGTAAGTTTGATTTTACCCTTCGCATCCATAACCGCATAGTTCTTACGAGCCAAGTTAATACATGAAGGCCAAACACCATCAGTATCCAAAGCCATTTCTCCTCTCATGAAGATGTCGTTATATTCTGCAACATCCGCCTCAGGTCCGAAATATTCTTTACCCAACTTAACCTTCCAATTCAAACCACGTCCAACATATACTCGATTCTTAGCATCCTCAGGTGTAGAGAAGTTTACACCGTCAGTATCCATTACCAACGGAACATATCCTTTCGACATAAAAAACTTAATCATCTGACGAAGATATTGTCTTCCAGTGCAGGTAATCTGCTCTCCCATGTACATGTCACCCCAAGCATAAACCTGAGGAGCAGATAACGCCCCAAATAATGAATTTATGAACACCTTAATCGGTAATTGTTTATTACCATATGATTCGGATTTCTTTCGATCAGTTGCGTAGAATTCCTCTGCAAGTTGTTTGTATTTAATACGAGTATTACGAAAATAAGTCAACATACCTTTCATCGCTCCTGTTACGTCACAATCAGGAAATACGTCATGTACCAACTGAATGGAGGGGTATAGAGACGAGAAGTCAAGCTTGAGTACGTCCTTACTATATCCCACCTTAAGTAGTCTTGAGAGACCTCCTACGAAGTCAGTCTTGGATTCTTTAGCGGGGATTGCGATGTTATATTTATATGACCACGCTAAAAGTAACATCTTCCACAATGTTGCAGTGCCCATAGTGGATACTCTTTCATAGGTAGTTGGAATCATCGCAGCTAACAAGAATGAACCTTGGTTGAATTCTTGATCAACTTTCAAGGTTTCGTCCAAGTCATCGTCAAGGTATCTTTCAACCAAGTTATCACCAGTCACTTTAAGATATACGTCACTTCTCTGTTCACAAATATTATCTATCTTAGGGTCTTGTCCGACCTTACGGTAGTTTCCATTCTGTGTATTCAACCAAAACTCTTCTTTCTTGGTATAGAATGGAGCGATGTCCAAGTGGTCAATATACACTCGGTCAGGTGCTTCAGCATTGATATACTGTGTAATATATTTCAAACCCGCAGACTTAATACTTGAATTAATCGCTTGTGCTCTACGAACCGCATGAATGATATCAATCACATTATATCCCCAAATTGAAGTTTGAGTATATAACTCAACTTCGTTGGCAAGTTTTAACATACCTTCTTTTCTTGTAAATGAATGGTCAGGATGTAGGGAACGACAAATCTTCTTTGGGTCAATCCCCAAAATTTTACATCGTTCGAATATCCAATGCCAGTCGAAGTTTGCAGAATTGTATCCACCAATAATACTTGGTTTCAATTCATTAATAATACTGAAAAACTCTATGATTGCCCCCCGTTCTTGAGACTCATCAATGCATTCGATAACTTTATGGTATCCTTTGTTTGTTTTAATTCCAATCATGAATATACGACCGTCTTTGGGTTCCAATGCGGTCGTTTCCAAGTCAAATACAAGGCGGGTAACTTGATTATAATCTTCAAATCCTTTGAACAATCTTTTTTCCTTTTGAACCAAATACTGTTCAACAGGAGATAGAATCATAATTTTTTCTTTGGTTCTTTCTCCCCAAGGGTCACATCCACCTTCTCTAAAAAATTGGACAAGTTCACGATAACCTTTAAGAGATTTGACCATAAAGGTCATGCCCTTTTCTAATCTTTTATTACCGTGTGTTTCGAGTTTATCAATCATAATACCATGTTTGGTCATGGCTTCCTTCTGTGCGGCTTTTGAACCACCATAGAAGTTAATATCCCGTAAGTCACCTACCCAAGCGAATGGAGTGAATGTGTCCTTACGGATTTCTTTACCTTTGCCAGATATTTCTTTGATTTTGTAAATGGAGTTGGAAGCGTAGTCGAACTCGATTGCGACTATAAATTCTTCGGGGTCGTTTCCGTGTAGGAACGATTCAATTTCTTGTTCTGTAAACATTTTATATATACGAGTGGTTTATTGGCTTTCACACTAACGTGAAGTTTACCTTACTCATCGTCTATAAATATAAAATAAATCCCTGACTTGTCAAATTGAGGACTATAATAAAAGTTTTGGACTATTTTTGTTTTCCTTCGTCGTCATCAAATAAGAACCATTTTTTGAGAATGCTGAAGTAATAATTTTATAATTTTTCAAATCATCTGCTAACACAATAAACTCCAAATAATTCATAAAGTACGGTAACCCCAAATCATCTCCCACTTCTTTGATTACTGAAATAGTATTATTTGGTCTTACCAAATCTAACTTTGACATTTTGTTCTTTATTTTATCAAAGTCGTCGATAAAAATACTTCCAATTAATTTATTGGGGGCTCCGACTCTTTCGAAAAATTTTGGATTGTTTGCAAAATTATAATCGTAAATTTCCACAATTTCATCAAGAGATTTATTTCCCTGTCGTTGGTTCCATTGATGGTATGTTGCGGATAAATTTATTAAAAATTTATCATAAACAAAACTTACAATAGGTAATGACCCATCAGGTTTTACTTGCTCTAAAATTAAATCGGATAATAGTCGGGTTAGTTTCATATATTAACAACATGCTGTTTCTGATATGAAACTATCTTGAATGTTTATGTATAATTCTTCCCTAATTGGTAATATTAAATTACCTTCATCGTTCTTGATTAAGAATTGTCCCTGATATCTGCCAGGTGTGTTTGTATCTCTTGAACTAAATTTGAAATAAATATAGTACTCGGGAGCCGCTCCGAGAGGTAGAATTAAATTAACAATCTCACAAGGAGCAGAAACAATCTTAGGAATACCTGTTTCCACATCAATCATGGTAAAAAATATTGTCGAGACCTCAAGGTCTTCCATGAGTTGCTGATAGCCTGATCTTCCGTCCTTTACCACCTGCATTTTTAATACAGGCAAGGTTGCCCCTTTTTTAATATACCATTCCATTTTTCTGTTTAAGTATAAATATATAGTATTTTTCTTTTGATAAAGTGAAACTTTTACTGAGTACGAGATATTTATAATATATGGCGAGACCTACAAAATTAGAAGAAGACCGAAAGGTAAAATTCGGTATCAGTTTAGACCCTGAAATATTTAACCGAATGGTTAAAGACAAAATAAAAAAATCTACTTTAATCGAGAAGTTATTGAAAGAATACTATGGAAAAAAAGATTTGTAGTAAGTGTAAAATTGAGAAGGAGGTTTGTGAGTTTAATAAAAAATCGGTATCGAAAAATGGTATGCAATACTACAAAAGTAGATGCAAAAAATGCCAAAGTGAGGACGAAAAAATTAGAAGGGATTCGAATCCTGAACAATATAAAATTTGGTATGATAAAACCCGTGTTGATAGAAATAAATGGAGGTCAGAGTATTATCAAACAAATAAAGAAAGAATTAGAGATTACAACAAAAAATTCGATAAACAGAAGAGTAGTAATTTTATGGTAAAATATCATAATGATACAATTGTAAAGTTACGGCATAGGTTAAGTTGTCGACTTAGAGAAGTATTAAAATTTAAATCAATGAAAAAAAATAAAACCTACAACGATGTCATAGGTTGTCCTCCAATTTTTTTAAAAGAGTATTTAGAAAAACAATTCACAGATGGGATGTCTTGGGAAAATCACGGATTATATGGTTGGCATATAGACCATATAATACCATTGTCTTCGGTAAAAACTGAGGAAGAAATATATAAACTTTGTCATTATACAAATCTTCAGCCACTTTGGGCTGAAAATAATTTGAAAAAAAGTAATAAAATTTTATCTTAACATTCTTTCCTTAAATCACGAGAATAGTGGTCAACCCTATCGTGTTCGGTTGGGGTTAACAATAAAATTCCAGAGGTAATTACTCCCTTTTTAGTTTCTTGATACATAAAGCTCATCCACGTTTGTTCAAAAGGTGATTGAAATTTTGTATCTAAAAACATTTTTTGATTACCAGTTCTGCTAACAATTTGTGGCCAATTACAGTAAAAAATTTCACCTTTAGCATAAGGAACTCCCTTATGAGATAAAACTTCATTAAATTGTGTTTTAGGAGCATTGGTATCTAAACCAATTTCAGGTAGTCTAGGTTTACCTGGCCAAAATTCTGTCCTAATATGTTGTGGAACATTGTACCAAGCCCAGCACGTTCCATTATCACCATAAAATTCAGTGTAATTTAACTTTAAGAAATCTAAATTTTCTTTTTTGATAATTTCTAAAGACTTACTGTATAAGTTAGGAACATATCTATTGAATCCATTTCTACAAACCTTACCTTCATTTGGATAAAAATTCATGTCATCCTCAAAAAATAAATAATAGTCCAAATCAGTTTCATTTTGGAAGTGTTCTGCAATCCATTGTCTACCCCCGCATATTCCCAAATTATCTTTTTTAATATGTTCAAATCCAAATTCTTTGCAAATCTCCGAGTATTCCGCGGTAGTTGACAAATCACTAGAGTTATCAAGTAAAAATTTGGTTGTTTTGTTTAGATAATCTTTATCGTAAGCCAACATCGAATCAATTAGTGTTCTAAATTGTTTTGGACTGTTAAACGTAATTACGTAAAGACCTACTTTGTTTGTATCTAAATTATTTACAACTTGGACTGAACTTTCATTTTTAACTTTAAGTGTGTCATTCTTTAAGTCTTCAAAAAACTTACCGACTAATCCATTGCCTTCAATTTCAAAATAATTGAATAGGTCTGAATGTTTATAGCACATGATACTGAATATTGATTCTTCAGTACCCATGTATCCTTCTTCTAAAGTGCTTTTTAACAATCCATAATAAATTCCATTAACATCACTAATTGTGTGTTTAGGACCTCCAAAAAAACCACCTCTTGCAACTTTGGTTACTTTATTACCGGCGATGGAATTTAACTTGTTATATTCAAATCCATGAATTTCTCTTTCTGCATCATAAGGAAAACTAACAAATGAAAATTTGGAGATATATTTAGATAAGTTGTTCAAAACTTTATCATGAGTAAAATAACCTGGATGTACGGTATTTGTTAATCCACCATCAATCCAAAACATATATTCCGAATTGAATTGGTCCATGATTTTAGCGTCATGTAACAAAAACATTTTTGACATTACCAATGGATTGTAGTTTTCCAAACGACCTTGTGTAGATTCTTTCAACCAACCAGATTGGGTATACCATTCAGGATTAGTTCTAATTTTTTGAACCAATGAAAAAAATTCAGAGTTAGTAAACCAACTTAATGGTCTAGTAATAAATTGAGTATTTTCAGTGTTTCTTCTCTCAAAAACGAAAGATTTT